ATGCCTAAAAACGTACCATATGCTCATTACCGGATCGACAGCCCCGAATGCACGTTTCCGGAGACAACTCGGCGAGCTTATAGAATGACCGACGCCCGCAGCGGAAAGTCGGTCTGGATACCGCGGAGTTGTGCAATTATCGATCCGCCGAATGATATGGGGCGCCGCGACATGTATATCCCCATGTGGCTGCTTCGCACGAAGAGCGCCCCGCCTGAACATCTGCGCGAAGGCGAGTATCTTGGGATTGTTGAGCTGGTGATCTAAATGGAATACGTGGCCATGACTATAGCGGGGCTGATGGTTATCGCCCTCATTTCAATATGCGCCCTCTATTCTTCCTACGCCAGGCACCGCCGCCGCATACGCCGGCTTGAGGACTACATTGCGCGCAACGCGGCGAAGAGGGGTCATGAAGGTTTTTAACGTTACGTTGAGCTTTGTAATTTTTGCTGGAGAGAGGAAAACGGGTGGCTACTGCAGCTTTTTCATCCGAGATAACACTCCGGTGAGGCTGATCGATTCCGAGCTGCCCGTCCGCGCGACCCTTGCCGAGGCGGAGGCGGACTTAGAGCGGTGGGCGGTAGCCCGCGGCATAAAGGAGAAGAAATAAATGGAGACTATAGCGCAGATTGCGCATAGCGGCCTTTTCTATCGTGTCGCGGCGCCGAACATTGAACTGGCATATGTTGTATTTAGTACTGGTATCGTTGGGTTGGTTTACGTTGCTTACCAGTCGTTTCGCATCGCATTTGAGAGGAGCCAAAAAGATGGAGACAGAGGCTAGAAGATATCTCTACCGCGGCAAAGTGCTCAGAGTCGAGGCACGTGAAGCAGTGAACCACGTCGTGTATGGCGCGCATTTCACTGACTCTAAAGGTTTTCGACGGATCCTGCTGCTCAACGAGGAGCTTGTCATTCGCCCCACGCGCGAAGAGGCGCAGACAGACCTTGACGCCTTCGCGGTACGGCGAGGATTAAAGGAGGTGGACGCCAAAGGCGCTGTTATAGCAAAAGGCCCTTCCAGCGCCAACTAGAAGGACCTCGTTAGAACAAAAAACACTACATAACAATTATATCATGGAGGGTTGTAAATGAGAGAGAATGCAGATTACAGAGACCGTTGCCGAGTTGCCAAGGCGGAGCTTCGAAAATTACAGCAAAGAATTGACGCCCTGCTTGACGCGCCGAATCCGCGTAAAGATGGATACTGGAACCCCTATGACTATAAGAAGCTGACGGCTGCTATCCGGCGTCAGTCGATGGAGGTATCTAACATCTTGGTTGGTCTTCGCAAGCCTCTTTGAGAAGAGGAGGGCAATCATGAAAAAATACAAACTGACAGAGAAGCAGCTTGAAGAACTAAAAAAATATGTTGAACTGCTACATGAAATTGCAAAAGAGCTTAGTTCGGATATTGCATTTTCTACGCCGGAAATTTATGAGGAGCAATTCAATGAAATTATCGACGATTATCTACCTTTATTTGGTTTCGAGTGTCGGGACGAAATGATCGCAAAACTAAATGGACTCTGCAATGACGCAGTATTGGACGCTGTTAATGACTTCGACGAAAGCGTTGTAGAGGCCCTACATGACAGAGTAAGTGAGCTCGAAAAAGATCTGAAATACATTGTCGAGGACATTGAGAGTCAAGAGGTGGTGTAAATGCTTAGCCGAGCGGCTATCCGGTATCCAGGAGGCAAGTGGAAGCTTGCTCCATGGATCATTGGGCATTTTCCTCTTCACGATGTATATGTGGAGCCCTTTTGCGGGGCTGCATCAGTCCTAATGCAGAAAAAACGGGCACGTCAGGGAGAGGTAATTAATGATCTCGATGGTGACGTAGTCAATCTCTTTTGCATTCTTCGAAATCCAGAAGAGGCGAAAAGGCTTATCTTGCAAATTGAACTTACTCCATTTGCAAGAGGTGAGTTTGATAATTCTTATGTTGAAAGTGAAGATCCTATCGAAAAGGCACGCCGGTATCTCATTCGTGCATATATGGGACAGGGATCTTGTCTGAATTACCGTAATAATGGTTTTCGCAGTCGGCGGACAGGGGATAAGTTTCCTGCCCGTGATTGGCAACTCTACCCAGAAAGTCTTATAGCCGTAGTTCAACGGCTTCAGGGGGTTGTCATAGAGAATCAGACTGCGGTGGATGTCATCAAACGCTACGACTCACCCCAAACGCTTTTTTATTGCGACCCGCCTTACGTGTGGGAAAGCCGGTCATCCTACGCCATCCGCCAGTATCGCCATGAAATGAGCGACGCGGACCACGCAGAGCTTGCAGATGTACTTCATAGAATAAAGGGGATGGCGATAATTTCTGGGTATAAATCCAAACTGTATGACAGGCTATTTAAAAATTGGAAATGTTACACACATCGACATAACAAAGACCGTGGTGCCTGTAGTGAGGAATGTATCTGGATCTCGCCCTCTTGTACAGCGCTGCAGACAAGGCTATTTTAGGAGCGTGAGTGTGGTGGATAAAATTATCTATAAAGGCCGCTGGGAGGCCCGCGTTGATATGCAGATACTTGCTAATGCCTCGCTAAGCGATACCGAAAAATTGGTATATATCGCATTGATGGGACACGCCGATAAGACGGGTGCAGCGTTTCCAAAGAATAAAACTCTTGCGGTCTATGCCTCATGCAGCGAGCGGCAAGTCCAGCGTGCCACGCGCCGTCTGGTCACCTGTGGGCTGCTGCATAAAAAGCCGCAGTTCAACAGCAGTCGTGAGCAGATATCCAATCTCTATGAAATATACGATTCTGATTGTTTTAAGGACTTCCCGTCAGATGAAAAAGAGGAGACAGAACGCCACGACAGCGTGTCACCCTCCCTTGCAAAATCCGCTGGTGATGCCCACGACACACAGTCACCCCCTACCGCCACGACACAGAGTCATGGGTGGGGCGACAGTGTGTCGTGCCAAGAACATCCCCATATTAACAATAAAAATAAGAAAACATATGTGTCTGATGTCCATGACATAGGGGAGAAATCTGATACTCCCAAAGTGCTCAAGGTATCTAAGAAACCAAATACTGGAGGCACTGATTACTCGTCGGATTTTGAATCATTCTGGCAGGTCTATCCGCATTATAACCGGCGCAAGAGCGCGGCATACGCTGAATGGCAGCGGCTTGTGAAGCAAAAAGTCCCGCCGGCGGTTTTGGTCGACGCTGCCGTGAGGTACGCCGGCGAATGCAGGGCACAGTGCATCGAGAAGAAATATACCCTTCACGCCTCAACCTTTCTTGGCCCCAAAAAGGAGGCATGGAAGGATTACACGGGGCCGGATATACAGATGGGACGGGAGATAAATGACGCGATAGACGTGGAAAACTTCAAGCTGGAAGGAGGCCGTATAGATGCCATTGCATACGAGCGTGCCCGCAGGGGACTCGGTCAGAAAACTCAGCCGGGCGCTGGAGGATAGACAGCGGATTATTGCATGGGCGGAGCAGAATGTTTGCGAATGTCACTTTGACTGTGATGACGGCGGGCGTTTGACAGTGTCGCCATTTAGCCATAGTACTGAGTACCGGATATTTTGTCCTTTGCTCTCCCATGAATGTCCCCGCGGTATAAAGTTTGCCGAACAGATCGCCGAACTGTCGCTGAAAAGCCTTCCCAGCGATATTCCGACGAGCTTCCGCAAATCTCTCATCAAGCCCAAAGAGACGCTGGCCGTATACGGCGCCTCTCGCTGGAACGGCAAAGGCTTTTTATATCTTTGCGGCAGTACCGGGACAGGGAAGTCATTCGCCGCCGCATGGCGTATATTCGAGGACCTCCACAAACAGATAGAGAAATATTGGGACAGTCCCGGGCTATGGCGTGATCACGCGAATTGTACCGCGAGATGGTTCTCCGCCTTTGCCGTTTGTATGGAACGTACAAACCTCTATGCGGCGGAGGCGGCGCCAATGCTGGTAATTGATGATCTTGGCTGTGAACTTCACTCTCCGGCCAATGCCGCGATTCTTAACGAGCTCATCGGAGTACGCTATAACTTTGCGCGTCCTACCATTATCACATCAAACTTGGCACTTTCAGAGTTCAGCGCGCGATATCAGCCGAGGATGTACGAACGGATATTACAGTCAAATAATATTGTTGACACAGGCGAAGAGAACCTGCGGCTGGTAGGATAGGACACGAGGTATAAAAGCATGTGCGTAACGATATCGGAACTTGTAAAATTTTTTAACTTTATCCTCCACAAGAGCGAGAACGGCATAGCGGTACTGCTTGGGACGGTACCGCCTCCTACGGCGTTGGAAATACATGAAATGCGCAAAGGTTCCGTATCCGATTATGGTGTACGGATCGACGGAGGCGAGGATGTGCCGATGGCGCAGAATATCATTGAATCAGCGGAAGATATTGAAGAGATAATATCCGCTGTCGGAGGATGGTCGGAGATAAACAGAGCCTTCCGGCGATTCAGGGAAGAATACCCCGAACAATGGAAATTCATCGAGGCCCATGCGCTCTTTATCAAACCAGGCGGCCTTATCCGCGACGGCAAAGGCGGCATGACAGCGATGCTTGGCCGTCAGTACAATGGTGTCACAGCAAAGACACAGCGGCGGCGTAGTAAACGGCTGCTGAGGTCGCTTGCGCAGTATCTGCTGTCATGGAGCTACACAGACGGCTATAACCTTTCGTATACGCCGCCGAAAAGAGTACGCACAAATTAAAAAATAAGGTGTCCCCACTAGGGGCCTTGTAGCGTTTTGTAAATAGAGTATACTTGTATCATTCCATGAATTTGGTAATGCTTGAGGTAACTAATGAAAGAGCCTCGATGGCTACGATATCGAGGCTCTTTGTTATGTTTTGCATTTCTCCTCATCCTCTCTGCTCGCCCCGTTCGCCGGCACACCGGACGGGGCTTTATTATTGCTTGTATAAGGAAGTGATATTGTGCATTACGTGCAGCCGCTTCGGACGAAGACGGACATCGAGAAAATAAAAGGCGTGCTGAAGGAACGGAACCTGCGCGATTATGCACTCTTCGTGTTGGGGCTCAATACGGGGCTGCGGGTATCCGATCTGCTGCGCCTCAAGGTCAAGGATGTCGTAGAGCCGACGGAGAGGGATGTAAAAATCAAGAATCGCCTTGAGGTCGTTGAAAAGAAAACAGGAAAGACCAACGACATACCCATAAATACAGCGGCCCGTTCCGCTCTCCGCGAACACCTTAGAAAGTCAATGCTTATATATAAAGAGGATTCGCCTCTGTTCCCTTCAAGGATAGGACGCGGCAGCCGGGCGATCACGCGTTATATGGTCTGGCTCGTCCTGCGGCTGGCCGCTCAGGAGGTCGGTATCCGTGAAAAAGTCGGCACGCATACAATGCGTAAGACTTACGGATACCAGCTCTTCAAGCAAGGGGTAGACATCACTAGGATACAAAAAATGCTTAATCACAGTTCACCAGAGATAACGCTTGCTTACATAGGTATCACTAAAGACGAGACGGACAGCCTTATTAAAAACCTTAATCTCTAAGAACTTATAAGTTTTTTCCGAAAAACCTGAAAAAGGTGCGGAATGTTTTTCAACCAAAACACCAATAGAGCGTTGCGGCATCGGGCTTTGTGATGCGCGGTTGAAATTCAACAAACCATAGATATGTTGAATTTATAGTATTAAAGCGCGAAAGGATTGGCGGTATCACTGATTCGGATGGCGTGAAAATAAACTCACCTTCACGCAATATGTTGAGTTTAAAAAGGGCCTCAAAAAATATGTTGAATTCAGTATGCACCGGATATCTGTCAGTATATAGAATTTTGAATACAAATAGTATAAAAAGGTGAATGTGATGGACGTTCGTATAGATACAAACCTTGCTGAGCTGCCGATATGGATAGACGGCAAAGTGCTCAAGCAGATGAAGTTCTCAACTTCTGTCGCGTTGTATGAAACGGCGAAAGAAGCGCAAGAGGCTGTGCGGGAAGATCTTCCGAAGATATTTACGATACGAACCAATTGGGTGGCAAAGGGGATTCGCATCAAGCCCGGAAGTTCAAGGGGAATACGCGGCAGCGGTGACGGCCTGAATGGCATGTCGGTCGAAATTGGGACAGTTGATCCATTTATGGAAAGACAAGAGCTAGGCGGGGAAAAGAAACCGTTCAGAGCTCACAGTGTGGCTATCCCTAACAGGGATCCTCAGACAGAAATTGCGGACCGAAAGAAATGGCCTAAAGCTTTGCTCAAGAGAGTGTCAGGCACATTCTTATACAAGAGAGCGGATGGTAAAGAATTTATATTGCAGCGCGAAGGAAAGAACCGATATCCAATAAAACTTCGCTATTCATTTGCATCGTCCGTGAATGTTCCCGCGCGGTGGAACATGCGTGAGCGGATTCAGAATCTTGCCTCAGAAAAATACTACATCAACTTTGAGAGAGCCTTTAAAAAGGCTATGGAAACTGCTAGATAATATATACCCCCCAGGTATTAGGTTCTGTGCGCCGACAAAGGCCGAGGGTGACGCGAGGCGCGGCGTTTTTCTAGCTGTGAGTAAAAAAATCAGGCTTATGTATACGGGAGGTGACGCCTTTGCCTGAACTGATAAGCATGTCGGAGTTTGCCCGCCGCAAGGGCGTCACTCCGCAGTCGGTATGCAAGGCCGTTAAATGCGGGCGCATCGGCGTCATTCACGAAAAGGGCAAGCCAAAACTGGACTGGGAGATTGCATCCGTCCAATGGGACCGAAGCCGGCGTGTCAGAGCCGAATCGCTTCAAAAGGATGCGGAGCCGCCTGTCATCGAAGCGCCGGAAACGCCGGAAGCGGAAGCGGCCCACATTCTCGACGACGACGAGCCGGTCATTCCTCCTGGGACGATTTATGCGGAGCAGCGCGGCGCGACGGAAGCGTACAAGGCAAAGCTTGCACGTCTTGAATACCTTGAGAAAAAAGGACAGCTTGTTAAAGCCATAGATGTCAAATACGCATCTTCAAAGATGGTAGCCGCCATAAAGCAGCGGGTTCAGTCCGTCCCATCTAAGGCAAAGATACGCCTGCCGCATCTTTCAATATCAGACATGAGCGTGTTGGACGACCTGATGCGCGAGACGCTGACGGAGCTGTCGGAGTGGAGCCTTAAAAATGGCTGATATCGATACTCTTGTAAAAGAAATTATGTCAGGTTTCCGGCCGCCCCGTAAACTGACGCTCTCTGAGTGGGCAGACGAGAATGCCTATCTTTCTCCGGAATCCTCGGCGGAGACAGGCAAATGGCACTGCTTCCCATATCAGCGTGCTATCATGGATGCCTTCACCGATCCGTCTGTCGAATATATAGTTCTCATGAAAAGCGCCCGTGTTGGCTATACGAAGATGATCAACCACGCCATAGGTTATTACATTAATCAGGATCCATGCAGCATCATGGTCGTTCAGCCGACAGACCAGGACGCCCAAGACTACAGCAAGGACGACATTGAGCCTATGCTGCGTGATACGCCCTGTCTACAGGGGCTGGTCTCCGAAGAGAAGAGCAGAAAGTCTAATAATACGCTGCGCAAGAAGCTTTTTAAAGGAGGTCAGCTGCTTCTCATCGGTGCAAACGCTCCTACCGGTTTTCGCCGTGTTACCATGCGTGTGGTACTATTCGACGAGGTTGACGGTTATCCTCCAACGGCTGGCGCTGAGGGCGACCAGATACGCCTTGGTATCAAGCGTACAGATACATATTGGAACAGGAAGATAGCTATCGGCTCCACGCCGACGATAGACAAGCGAAGCCGTGTGCAAGACTGGTTCGAGCGTACCGACAAGCAGATGTATTTCGTTCCGTGTCCCTTCTGCGGGCACATGCAGTATCTCCGTTGGAATCAGATAAAGTGGAAAGAGCACCAGCCGGAGACGGCAAAATATGAATGTGAACACTGCCATCGGCTCATAGATCACAGTAAAAAATCATGGATGATGGAACACGGCGAATGGCGGCCGACCGCGGAAGGCAAGAAAGGCTATCGTGGTTTTCATATATGGGCTGGCTATAGCTATAACCCTAACTCGACGTGGGAAAAGCTTGCAGCTGAGTTCGAGGACGTCAAAAGCAAACCGGAGGAATTAAAGACCTTCGTCAATACCGTCCTCGGCGAGGTCTGGGTAGACAAAGGTGAGGCGCCGGAATGGGAGCGGCTTTACGAGCGCCGCGACACCTATCGGCGCAACAGCATTCCACCGGGTGGCATCATCCTCACCGCGGGTGTTGACGTCCAGGCCGACCGTCTTGAGTGCGAGATAGTCGCTTGGGGACGCAATAATGAATCATGGAGTATTGACTATAGGGTATTCCCCGGGAAGACGGAGGATCTTGATGCCGACTGCTGGAGGCAGCTTGACGCATTGCTCTCAGAAACATGGCACGGCGAAGACGGCTATACCCGCATGATAGATAAGCTGGCCATAGACTCAGGGTATAATACACAGACCGTTTATAACTGGGTGCGCCTGAAGGACGCCTCCCGCGTCTTCGCCACAAAAGGTGTTGAGACGGCGCCGTCGATTATCAACCAGCCTCGGGCTGTCGAAGTGCGTGAGAACGGCAAGCGCATCTATCGCGGCGTAAAAGTCTGGACGATAGGGACGAACATTGCGAAGAGCGAGCTTTACGGCTGGCTCAAACAGAAGCGCGCCCCTGACAAGCCCAACCCTTACGGCTGGTGCCATTTCCCCGAATATGAGAGAGAGTTCTTTGAGATGCTGACGGCGGAACAGACGATGCCGAGGATTCAGCGCGGCTACCGGCGTTATGTATGGGAGAAGATGCGCGAGCGCAACGAGGCGCTCGACTGCCGCGTCCTCAACCGCGCGATGGCGATGCTGATCGGCGTGGACCGCTTCAGCGAAGAGGAATGGCGGCGGCGAGAAGGCTTTACCGCGGCGGAGCGCAAAACGAAGAAAAAGAAAAAGGAATCCAGCTTCTGGGGCTAGTGTATAATTAAGTGGTTATCGCTCCCATACCTGATAACAGGGAGGGGGTGTACCTCGATGTATCTGATTTCTTTTCTGGTCTCTGTCGCGGCGACCGTAGTTGGTTACTACGTCTGCAAATGGTTGGACAGGGATGACAAGCGATAATCAGCCGGCAAGAAGAAGCCCCCGGGTCGCGACCGGGGGCTTTTGGTGTACCTATGTACCTGATTTCTTGGTTGACTATATTGTAGCACATTATACCACGCCGTCAAGGTAAGGTTGATTGTGTAGAGTATTATAACATGCCGCCTGCAATGGCGGTTTTTTTATGTTCGGAGGTGATGGCATGGCATTCACACGGAGCGACCTTGACGTAATAGACGCCGCGATTGCCAGCGGAGCGCTCAAAGTTAAATACAAAGATCGGGAGGTCCAGTATCAGTCTTTAACGGACCTCCTCACGGCAAAGGCACTCATCGCCAAAGAACTCGGCGTTGGAGGCCGACGTTATGTATACCCGGTTCATTCAAAGGGGGTGTAGGGAGGTGTGAAGTTGGAACTGAATTTATTGGAGCGGGCAATCTACAGTCTTGCTCCGCGTATGGCGCTGAAACGTCACATGGCACGCAAAGCGCTGGATGTTGTGCTTGCCTACGAAGGAGCCTCGCACGGACGCCGTACAGCCGGCTGGACAAAAGTATCCTCCGCTTCGGCCAATACCGAAGCCAGACCGGCGATAGCGATACTACGAGAACGTTCGCGTGATCTTGCCCGCAATAATGTGTATGGACTGCGCGCGATAACGATGATCACCAACAGTATGGTGGGTGGCGGGATCAGGCCGGTATTTAAATCAAAGAGCCAGGCAAAAACCCGCGCACTGAACGACTTATGGCAGGAGTGGGGAGAGGATGACGTACAGGCCGATTATGACGGACAGGGGAATATCTACGCGCTTCAGGGGCTTATTGCCCGTATGGTGGCAGAATCCGGCGAATGTGTCGTAATGCGCCATTTTGTAAAAAGCCCGCGCAAACGCATACCACTTGAGATACAGGTACTCGAACCCGATCATATAGACAGCTCTCGTGACTCTCACCGAAGACAATATGGACAGCCATTCTCCTGTCTTGGTATCGCCTTTGATGGATGTGGTAAGCGCAGCGGATATTGGCTGTATGACGTCCATCCCGGCGAGTGCGTCGCTATGAGCGAATCAAAGCTTCATCCGGCGGATGGCGTTATTCATGTTTATCGCCGCGACAGAGCGGAGCAGATACGTGGTATTCCCTGGCTGGCGCCCTGTGTGCTGCGACTGAAGGACCTTGATGATTATGAGGACGCGCAGTTGCTGCGTCAAAAGATCGCTGCCTGTTTTTGTGCTTTCGTAACGGATGTAGAAGGAAATGTATCGGGTGGTATTGGAGAAGATGACGATTTTGGCAAACTAGAGCCAGGGCGCATCGATACCTTGCCGCCTGGAAAACAGATCGCCTTTTCCTCACCGCCAGGCGCCGAGAACTACGACTCCTACACGCGGCAGGTGCTGCGGGGAATCGCGGTCGGCACCGGTATTACCTATGAGATGCTGACCGGCGATTATTCCCAGGTGAACTTTACATCGGGACGCATGGGAAAAGGCGATTTCTGGCCTAACCTTGACGTCTGGCAGTGGCAAATGTTTGCGCCGCAGGCCTTGAGCAAGATCGGCCGCTGGTTCCTGGATGCCGCGGAGCTTGCCGGTTATGACACCAAAGGAGTGCGCATCGAATGGGTGCCGCCGCGCCGCGAGCTGGTAGACCCCACGAAGGAGATTCCCGCGATGTGCAAATCTGTGCGCAGCGGCTTCACAAGCCGCCAGCAGACTATACGTGAGCTTGGTTATGATCCGATGATCGTGATGGATGAAATCGCCGAGGACAACGACCTCGCCGACGAAAAGGGGCTGGTTCTGGACAGCGATCCGCGTCGAACCAACAACGGCGGACAGTCGCAGGCAAAAACGACGAATGAAGGAAATAGAGGAGATGATAACGAAGATGACGGAAACGAAGAAAAGGGCGAATAACGCGCCTCTCTGTCTTTTTGAGGGAGCGTTCACTCCCGGCAGTGTAAATGCCGAGGATCGTACCTGTGAAGTACGCTGGTACACGGGCGCGCGCGTCGAACGCTATTCATGGAGCGAGGGACGTTATTTGCTTGAGCTTTCTATGGAGTCTAAAGCTGTAAATCTTCAGCGTCTGAAAAGCGGTTCCGCACCGCTGCTCAATTCACATTCCAGCTATTCATTGGGAGATGTAATAGGCGTGATTGAGTCGGCAAAGATTGAAGGCGGCGTCGGTTACGCCACGGTGCGCTTTTCACATCGCCCCGATGTAGAACCGATATTTCAGGATGTCAAAGACGGTATCCTGCGCAATATTTCCATGGGCGCCAATATCGAGGCGATAGAACTGCTTGAATCTAAAGAAGGCGCTCCAAAGGTTTACCGAGCTACCAAGTGGTCTGTTCATGAGCTTTCGCTTGTGCCGGTTGGCGCCGATATGCACGCACAGACATTGGCTTATGGGGAAGAAGGAGAGGCTGACCCTCTTGAAAATTTAATACATGGAGGTATGGAAATGGGAGAAAACATCAAAAATCCTGCTGCTGAGCAGGGAAGAACAGAGGCACAGCCAGAACAGACGATCAATGCTGAAGAGCTGAAAAGACAGGCCCAGGCCGCAGAACGCGAACGAGTGACCGAAATACTCGCTCTCTGCAAAAAGCACAGCATGAGCGAGGAGTTTATCCAAAGCTGTATAAGTTTGGATATGTCGCTTGCCGCTGTGCGTGAAAAGATACTCGAAAACCTCGCGGCGAAGGCACCAACGACAAGCAGTGTGTCCGTAGGCGTAGAGCATGGCGACAAACAGCGAGAGGCGCTTGAGTCGGCCATTCTCATGCGCGTGGCTCCAGGCAAGTACAAAGTCGATGAAAACGGATCGCGTTATCGCGGCCGCTCTTTGGTAGAGATGTCGCGTGTATATATGGAGGAACAGGGGCTGCGGCTCGACGGTTATTCCCACCTTCAGATCGCACAGTTGGCGCTTACCGGACGTACCGCGATGGGCGGCATGATGACGACCGGCGACATGCCGCTGATCCTTGGTAATACGATCGCCCGTCGCCTGCGCGATGAGTACGCTGAAATGGCACCCACTTGGCCGCAGTTCTGTAGGCGCGGTACGGCGATGGACTTTAAAGAAATGACGATTGTCTCTCTTGCCGGGGATGTGGCCTTTAAGGATGTAGCAGAATCAGGCGAATATACGTCAGGCAGCCTCATGGAGGCATCTGAAAAATACAAGATTGACAAGAGTGGCCGTATTATCAGCCTGAGCTTCGAAATGATGGTAAACGATGACCTTGGAGCCTTTGGCCGCATCCCACAGATGATCGCTTCAGCCGCACGGGCGAAAGAGGCGAAGACGATATACGACATTCTCAACGAGAACCCGAATATGAGCGACGGTAAGGCTCTTTTCAGCAGCGACCATGACAACTTAGCGACAACGGCTGGTATCCCCTCGGAGGCGACGCTTTCCGCCGCCTGTGAGGCGATGTTTGCGCAGACTAATCTCGCCGGAGACCCTATCAACGTTAAGCCGAAGTTCCTAATCCATGGGCCAAAAAATATGGTCACAGTAAAGAAGATGCTTTCCAGCGATATGCTTGCCGCGAAGAGCGGCGATATCAATGTATTCAAAGGTGAGTTTGTGCCAGTGCTGGATCAGCACATCACAGACAAACGCTGGTTCTTACTCTCAGAGCCTGCAATGTGTGACACGATAGAGTATGCGTATCTGGACGGCATGGAGGGAGTCACGACAGAAACGCAGTATGGTTTTGAAGTGGATGGCGTAAGCGTGAAGGCGCGCATGATCTTTGGCGCTAAGGCCATAGACTACCGCGGCATGTACAAAAACGCGGGAGCATAGGAGGTAAGAACAGATGAAAAATTATATCGCGCCAGGCTGTAACATCAAAGCTACGCTTACCGCAGCCGTATCATCTGGCGACGGTGCCGTCATCGGCGATCTCTTCGCGGTAGCGGCGAACAATTACGCGGCGAACGCGGAGGGAGTTTACGCACTTACAGGCATATTCTCGTTGCCGAAGAAAACAGGGGACACCTTCACCACAGGCTGTAAGGTCTATTGGGACTCGACCAACGGATATGTGACCACCACCTCAACAAACAATACTCATGCGGGGTGGTACATTGACGCCGACGGCGACAAGGCGCAGGTGCGCCTGCGGCTCTAATGGCGTTTTACGCGCAGGCCAAGAATATGCTAGAGAGATGTCTTCGCACCTTTGGAAAAGATGCAGTTTATGTTCGAGGTATGCAAAAGAAAAAGGTCTGTGGCATATTCGACGCTAACTATCTTGAAGTTGATTCTCAGACGGGGCTGCCGGTAATGTCGGCTGGCCCTGTTTTTGACATGAACCAGCTCGATGTTCCCGGGGGCGAATGGCAGGAGGGAGACCGAGTCGAGATAGATGGCGTGCTGTACGAAATTATAGAGCCTCGTCCCGACAGCGAGTGTGGCGTATCGATGATACTGCAACGGGTTGCCAGGTTATGACGCGCAGAGCCGAGATTCGTCGGCGAGTGGCCGATATTCTTATAAATTGCGCTAGTTATAATTCTGTCAATGGATACCCGACCGCAGCCGAGGAACGTGTTTATCCTAGCCGCAAACGGAAGCTCCATCACTCCCAGCTGCCTTGCCTTCTCATCTACACCAACAGCGAAAGCTGCGAAATATTCAACGAGTCACCGCGTTCTTATAAAAAAACTCTGACGCTGGTGATAGGTGTAGTCGCAGAGGATAATGAAGCGCTTGACGACCTGCTTGACATGATCTGCGGCCAGATCGAGCATGTGTTTAGTGAGAATATCTATCTTGGTGCTAGTGACGACGAACTTGTAGAGGAGTGCAATCTGATCAAAACAGAGCTGGGGCTTTCCGTGGACTGTGATGTACAAACGGGCGGAGCAGCGATGACCTTTGAAGTGATTTACTACGAGGATGCTGTGAACAGCGGTCAGATAGAACCTCACCGATTGGTACCTTTTAAGACGATCTATATGAAGTCGAAACCTCACTGCGCAGACATACAGGAAGGTACGCCGACAGAGATAGACCGGATAGATTTGATGTGGCAATAGGAGGCCTAAATGAGACCGACAATTTTTGTTAAGCCCAAATCAGGGCTGATCGTCCGCTGCCCGGACGGCAAAATATTACCGCCGGATGGTGCGGAGGTAGCGCGCGCATCATGGTGGACGCGCCGCGAACTCGAGGGTGATGTGACAGTCATCACCGAAAAAGATTCTTACGAAAAAGGGGGACTGAATGATGGCGATATCCTTTAACGATATTCCTTCAACTCTGCGCGTGCCATGGTGTTATATCGAATTTGATAATTCAGGAGCCATTCGCGGAGACACAGTACAACCATATACAATCCTTGCTTTGGGACAGAAGCTTGATACCGGCACTTCTGAAAGGGATAGGCCGGTATTGGTGACGAGCGAGGCGCAGGCCAAAATGCTTTTTGGTGCCGGCTCGATGCTGGCGCAAATGGTGGAGGCCTGTCGCAAAGCAGACAGTTTTACAAAGATGTACTGTCTGCCGCTGGCTGATGATCCTGCCGGTGTCGCCGCTACTGGGGCCATCACTATAACTGGCACGCCTACAGAGGCGGGTACAATTGTTACTTATATTGGCGGTCGTCGTATAACAACAGGTGTGCTTGTATCGCATACCGCGGCAAACCTTGCGACGAACCTGGCGGCTGCGATAAATGCCGAGGCGGAGTTATGCGTTACGGCGGAAGTTGACGGTACGACTGCCACAAAGGTAAACGTGACCTGTAAATGGAAGGGACTTACTGGCAATGACATTGATATTCGCCTGAATTACTACAGTGGAGAAGAGCTTCCTGCTGGGATTACCGTAAATATCACAAAAATGTCAGGTGGCGCCGCAAATCCAGACATTGCCGATGCTCTGGCTAATATGGGCGACTTTGCACACTACAACATCATAATTATGCCCTATACCGACGGCAATAATCTGCTCTTGCTTGATGAAGAGCTTGACGATCGCTGGGGGCCGCTGCGCCAGCTTGAGGGGCTTGCTTTCTGTTCCTACCGCGGCACACTCTCTGAACTCTCGACCTTTGGCGGCGGCAACAATACGCAGAACCTCTGCGTCGTGCCGGCAACGGAACTTCCTACTCCGACGTGGGAAGTGGCGGCGAATGCAGCCGGTATCGCCTCATACTATGGCAACATTGACCCTGCGCGTCCTTTCCAGACGCTGCAGATGTCGGCTCTGCTGGCGCCGGAAATGGATAAGAGATTTACTCTTCAGGAACGAAATATTCTGCTTTACGACGGTATTTCAACATGGAAAGTGGACGACGCCAGTGATGTGCGCGTAGAGCGTTTTATTACCACCTACAAGAAAAGTCCCGCCGGTGCCGACGATCGCAGTTATCTTGATATTTGCACGCCGCTGACGCTGGGACGGCTGCGTTATTCGCTGCGTAATTTCCTGCTGCTCAAGTATCCGCGCCATAAACTGGCAAGTGGTGATATCACACAGTTTGGGGCAGGCCAGGCGATAGCTACGCCGGACAGCATCAAGGGCGATTGTATAGCATGGTTTTGGCGTCAGATGGATCAGGGATTGGTCGAAAACATCGCTGTATTTAAGGAAGGTCTCATCGTAGAGCGCAATGCCAATGACGAAAACCGAGTGGACATCCTAATGACGCCGGATCTTGTGAACCAGCTGATGGTGATTGCGGCACAGATGAAGTTTATTTTATAGGGAGGAATCTGAATGGGCGACAGGAAGATAGCTGGCGTGATAACGCTTACGGTTGACGGCGTGAAACAGGCTTGTGCCGGTAATTTCAAATATAACCTTGGTACGCCGAACCGCACGACTCTCGTGGGGCAGGACGGCGTACATGGTTTTTCGGAAGAGCCGCGAGCGCCGTGGATAGAAGGAGACCTGCGCAATACTAAAGGCTTCGACGTTAAGGCGTTCTATGAGAAAGAGGGCATAGACGCGCAGCTTAAACTCTGTACCGGCGAGACCTTCGTCTTCATTGACGGTTGGGTAAACGGGGATGGCACAGTGGATACCAAGGAGGCGACAATCCCATTCCGGTTCGATGCCATGAGTGCTGAGAAGGTGTAATTATGAGAGAGAAGACAATAAAACTTACTGTACCCATTACGATCGGCGGTAAAACGAAAACGGAGCTGACGGTAAAAGAACCAAAGGCCAGGGATCTCCGAGGGATAAAAATCGGTTTTGACGGCATAGAAATGGATATGGTATTAGAACTTGCCAGTTCTCTAACGGGAGAATTACCAGCGGTGATTGACGAATTATGTATTGCTGACCTAGCTGCATTGGGGGCCGCTGTAATGGATTTTTTGCCAGCTGGGCTAATTTCGGCTGGGAAAGTGCAGTTGGACTAATAGCCTATTATCTGCACTTTCCGGCCACAGAAATCTGGAATATGGATCTGGACGAACTTCGGTTTTGGGTGGACCGTATACAGGAACAAACAGACGCTATAAACAGTGCATTGGAAAACTAGGCGCGCATCATCTGCGCGCCTGATATTTGTTTACATAAGGAGGTGTATGATATGGCTGGAAAATCATTTGCTCTTTCGGTAGTGCTGAAGGCAATTGACAAGGCTACAGGACCGTTGCGGGCCGTGTCACAGACAGCGCAGCAGATGACCAAACCATTTGATAAGATACGAACATCACTCAATGCACTGCGAATAAAAGTAGATTCAAGCATGGGGAATATAACAAAGGCCTTTAGCAAGGCAAAAGATAAAATATTTGCCCTTGGTAAGACGATTACCGGAGCTTATGGTGCCATACAATCTTTTGCTGTAGCACAGTCAACTGCTTTATTTATGCTTACTAAAAAAACTGCCGAATACGGTGACGAAATGTGGAAGACATCTCAGAAAACAGGCATTCAGGTTGAAGCGTGGCAGGAGCTGGTATATGCCGGAAAGATGTCCGGTGTCGAGTTACAACAGATGACCACAGGAATGGGACGTTTTAGCAAAAGCATGGTTGACGCTGCTACCGGAAATAAGACCAATGCGGAATGGTTTCGGCGCGCTGGTGTAGCTATCAAAGATTCTTCCGGTAAGATCCGTTCTACTGAAGCTGTTCTGATGGATCTCGCCGGACAATTTGAAAAGATGCCAGATGGACCGAAAAAAACTGCTATTGCCATGGGTATCCTAGGACGAGCAGGCACGGATATGATTCCCTTCCTCAATACCGGCCGCAAGGGAATTGTAGAATTGAGAAAAGAGGCCCGTAAGCTTGGCATCGTGCTTGATGAAGATACAGCAAAGGTCAGTGAGAATTTTAACGACAACATGGAAAGAATCACGCGCGCAGTAGATGGTTTTAAGATGTTTGTCGGGAGTGCCCTGTTGCCGGTTATAAACGATATAGTAGTTTCGATCAACGGCTGGATCGACGCCAATCGCGGGCTGATCCAAACAAAAATGAGACAATGGGTAGAGAATTTCAAGAAAAGCTTACCAGAATTAATCGAAAAATTTAAATCATTGAGGGATAAAATTTTCTGGTTAATGGGCTGTATCTCTGATTTTATTGACAGAGTTGGGGGACTGGGCAATGCCTTAAAAATATTGGCAGTGATAATGGGGGTTACGCTTGTGGGCTCGATTGCATCCGCTGTCATGGCTATAGTTGGGTTAGGCGCAGCGCTTCTATCGAATCCAGCCGGTTGGATAATCATGGGGATTGCAGCCGCAGCACTTGCCGTTTACGCGGCTTTTAAATACTGGGACAAAATCAAATCATTCGTAATTGCGTTTGGACATATTCTCATGACCCCGCTGCGTTGGTTTGGTTATCTCGTAGACTATCTCACAAGCTTTGATCTTTTAGCCATTGGTGTAAAAATAATCCTATCATTGTGGAATGGCATGAAATCCGTATGGGGTACCATCGCATCAGGGTTCCGTGCTTGGGTAGATATGGCAAGAACTTGGTGGGGCAATTTTAGCCTGCTTGAAATTGGCGCACGGATATTCAGCTCACTTTGGGACGGTATGAAATCTATATGGAAAACTATCGTCACTGGCTTTATAGCCTGGAAGGATATGATAGCCGGTTGGTGGAGCAGCTTCTCTCTTTACGATATTGGCGTAGGGATAATCAATTCACTGTGGAGTGGTCTCAAGGCTAAATGGGAGGCAGTTGCCAGCTGGTTCAAGGGGCTGAAACAGTACGTTCCTGACTTTTTACTTGGTGGAAATGACAGTGATGTACCGACGTCGCCATTGCTGCAGACACCATTTCAGCCGACCCATGCAGGAATGGTGACCCAGCGTGCTGCAGCAACGACCGCCAATGGCATTAAAAGTAAGGCACAGCAGGATATAAAGAGCAGCGCCGCAGTCGAAGTTAAATTTGCCAATCTCCCGAAGGGAACAACTGTAACCACGATGGAAAATAAAGGCGTAGACCTGAAACTTAATCAAGGCTATGCCTTTGCCACACAATAGGAAGGAGCGTTACTCTTTATTGGCGGAAGCGGCGGATATCCATTTATAGGAGGCCATGACAAAACCAACCGTCATCGGCATCCAAAACAAAAAGTTTTGATCAGAGATGGCTGGCGAAAATATTGCGGGCGCCATTTTTGTGAGGATAAAACCGCCTATGATATAGGCGAGCGGTTCAAACTGCTTAATTGTCATATTCCCTCCACCTCCTGTGTCTATTATACCAGAATGAAAAGGAGCTGAGTTCATGGCTTGGAAGAATAATCTGCGCGAGGCCTCTTTTCGCGGCGTGGAGTTTTTCTTTGAAGAGGCTGGCGTAGACAATGCTTGTAGGAGAGTTGAAACGCATCAATTTCCTTTTCGAGACACGCCTTATTCCGAAGATTTAGGCCGTTCTGCCGAGTCTTTTCCTATCGAAGCCTATGTTGTCGGTGACGACTACATGGAAAAACGTAATGCGCTGCGCAAAGCTTGTGAGGCGGAAGGGGCCGGTGAGCTTATCCATCCATATTACGGTTCGATACAGGTGATATGCAGCGGTTGCTCAATAAGAGAGTCCTCTAACGAAGGCCGCATAGCGCGATTCTCTCTGTCTTTTATTGAGGCCGGTGGAAAGGATTATCCGGGGGAAACAAGGGATCGTTCTGCTGCTGTGACCGAAGCGGCGGAAAATCTTAAGATGTCTGCTGTAGAGGATTTCTCGAAAGACTTTACCGCGGAGGGATATCCTGAATTTGTCGGATTTGAAGCTGTAGCAGAGATAAATAAGTTTCTTAACCTTGTCGGTTGCGTGATCCCAGATATCTCAGCGTTGATCAAAAAACCCAAGGCTCTTGCGTCTCAAATACAAACACAGATATCGTGGAGTGCTGAAAAAGCCGCATCTACAAAACCTACTGTTTCACAGGCTGTGAATAGTATCACTGAGCTTGCTGGTTACGGGGAACGGCTGAATAGTGGATCAAATAGCCGCATGACGCAGCGCACCGAGGCTAATCATAATGCAATCGTAGATATCATCCGCCAGACTGCAGTGGCAGAGGCAGCGGAGGCGGCCTCTGCAGCGGAGTTTGACAACCGCAAAGAAGCTACAAATGCGCGCGATAATATCGTGGGTGCTCTTGACAGGGCGGCGGAGAATACAGATAGCATGGAAATATATCTACAACTGACGAATCTACGAGCCGAGTTGACTGAAGCGGTACCGCAAAGCGGATTGCCTGAACTGATCACGCGTATGATTCAAAACCCGCAGCCAAGTCTTGTCCTGGCCTATGAGATATACGGTGATGCTAAATTTGCCGACGAGATAGTTCAACGTAACGGCATACGCCACCCAGGATTCATCTGTGGTGAAATCGAGGTGTTGTCGGAGGTTTCGACGTGATAGGCATTGAGCTTTATGTAAACGGATCGAAATATGAGGGATGGAAATCAGGCTATGTTAATCGTAGCGTAGAGGCCGCTGCCGGCGCTTTTGAGCTATTATCCGTTGACAAGTGGGATCGTGAGAAAAAACCTTGGCGGATATATCCGGGCGATAAATGTCATGTAAAGATCGACGGAGAGACGCTGATAACTGGATATGTGGATAAGGTGTCACCGAGCATATCCGCGTCCGAACACTCTATTACCATTTCAGGACGTGATGCTACCTGTGATATTGTGGATTGTTCGGCGGTGGTACCGTCCTTCGAGATACGAGGTCATACGATCGGCGGTCTTGCGGCATTTCTCTGCAAGCCATTCGGGATCAATGTAGTAGACGAATCCGGAGACGGTGAGGTCATCCCCGTAGTTGCCGTACAGCCGGGTGAAACAGTATTTACATGCATTGAGCGGGAGGCGCGTAAAAAAGATGTGACTTTGACTACCAATGGCACTGGCGTCTTGCTGCTTGGTAAAGTCGGCACAGGTCGAGCTAACGATAGGCTTGTACAAGGAAAAAACCTTCTATCTGCTTCCGCGGAATATGATTATTCCGGACGGTTTTCTGAATACATCATCAAAGCGCAGGCATCGGCGACCGGCAATGCAGAGACAGCGTGGAATCCGCCAAAAAACGCCGTGGAGGGTAGACATACCGACGGTAATATCAAAAGATATAGACCGTTGATTATCACCGCGGAGAGCGAAAGCTTTGAAAAATCGGCACAAACCAGAGCGATGAAGGAGGCGTTGGTACGTGTCGGCGATTCCACCGCGGTGAATGTTACCGTGGCAGGCTGGGTGCAGTCTAACGGAGATCTCTGGCCTCTAGGAGCTTATGTTGCTGTTGATATTCCCTATCTATATATTAACGATGACCTGATCATCTCGGAGATCAAATATAATGTCGATCCATCTCTCACTACGGAACTGACACTAAAACGCGCCGACTCTTTCCTCAATATTAATAAAAAGAGAAAAGATAATAAGAAGAAAAAAGGGGAAATCGAAGATGATTGGTGGAAGTTATGAAAAACAGATATATAGACGCTATAAAAGAAGTGACTAAACCAGCACGCGACAGGATTGCGCTTGCCGTGGGGCGGGTCGTGTTACGGCTCATAGACGATACTCTGCCGTTGCAGGCGACACAGATCGAAGCTTTATGCGGCGAAGTGCGTGACAGCGTGGAGCGGTTGCAAAATTACGGTTTTACTTCTGTGCCTTTGTCGGGGTGCCGTGCGGTAGCGGTTTTCCCAGGCGGCGATCGTTCCAGTGGTATTGTAGTGGCGACGGACGATATCAGGCATCGCAAGAAGGGGCTACGACCTGGCGAGGTTGCAGTATATAACAACGAAGGCGATTTTATCCTTCTCAAAAATGGAGGTGGCATCGAGATAACAACGAAACATGGCGTAGTCGTTAGGTCTCCGCTGGTCACCGTACCAGATGGTGATGTGATCGCCTCTGGCATATCATTGAAAAAGCATACTCACACCGGCTGCCAGGGTGGCAGTACCGGCCTTCCAAATTGAATCGAGGCGATTATGATGCTTGGTGGAGATATACAAGTCAAATGGTCGGCTGCTGAGCAGGCAGCCGACTTTGTTTTTGATGAGGAGGATATCGACCTTTCAACTGATGCTGGACTAGAGACGGCTATCGTGATCAGCCTCTTTACGGACCGCCGTGCTGACGGTGAAGCTTTGCCAAGCGGCGAGACCAAGCTGAAGGGGTGGTGGGGTGACTGTCTATCTGACGTGGGTGGAGACAAAATCGGCAGTAAATTATGGCTGCTCTACCGTGAGAAGCATGTTAGCGAGGTTGCCAGTCGAGCCAAGGAATACGCTGAAGAATCATTGCGCTGGCTCACCGATACAAGGGTGGCGAAAAGGATTGAGGTTGAAACATATCTACTACCGGACGGAGTGCTTGCGCTAAGCGCGAAAATACTGCGGCCGGAGGTCAATGATGTTACAGAGTTTCGATTTAACTATAACTGGCAGGCGCAGGAGGTGAATGGAAATGCCATTTAACCGCCCAACTCTGGCGGATCTTAAACACCGCATTCAAGCTGATTTTGTTTCACGTCTTGAGCTAAAGGGTGGAATACTGCGCCGATCCGTTGTTGGAGTATTATCTACTGTACTCGCTGGCTGCTCTCATTTATGGCACGGACACCTTGACTGGCTTTCGAAGCAGATAAATACGGTAACAATGGACGAGGATTATCTACTGCGCGAGGCGCCGATTTACGGTATATATCGCAAGGCGGCGGTACCTGCGTCCGGTTACGTCAGTTTTTCTGGCACTGACGGAGTTGTTGTACCGGCAGGTACGCAGATGAAACGTGCTTCTGATGGCGCCATGTACCTTACAACATCTGATGGTTTCGACACTGTGCCGATAATTGCGGAAGAGGCAGGGGCCGCTGGTAATGCTGAAGCTGGCGCCACGCTTTCCCTGGTTACGCCTATTGCCGGTGTAGTGAGCAGCGCTACAGTAACGGCGGAGGGAATCACTGGTGGCAGTGATATAGAGAATGTGGAATCTCTGCGTGCACGAGTGATAGCACGAAAGCAACAGCCGCCAATGGGAGGTAATAAATCTGATTATGTGGCTTGGGCGCTTGAGGTGGCTGGTGTAACGCGTGCGTGGGCTTATAAACATTGGCAGGGTATAGGTACCGTAGGTGTCGCATTTGTACGTGACAATGACACACCGATATTACCGAGCGCCGTTGAGGTACTTGCGGTGAAAGCGCATATAGAAGAAAAACGGCCTGTTACCGCTGATGTTTTTGTTTTTGCACCTATAGCTAAGGAAATCAATTTTACCGTCGCTATTTTTCCAAATACCGTAACTGTACGCTCGGCGGTGATATCTGAAATGGAAGCATTTTTCAGACGAGACGGTACGCCTGGCGGTACTATCTACCTCTCCAGAGTAAGTGAAGCGATTTCGTCCGCCTTATCTGAGGTGCACCATAAGATTATAGCTCCTACTGAAAATGTGACCTCCGACCCAGCACAGCTACCGATGCTAGGACAGGTGACTTTCTATGATGCAGATTAACGATTTCCGCAAGATGATTTGGGATTTATTCCCATATGGTCTTGCCTGGACACGCAAGACGGGAACCCTTGATTGCCTTATTTCGGGTATTGCAAATGAGCTATACAACGCAGAAAGTCGGAAGGAGTGTCTTGTCTTTGAAATGGATCCGCGCACGGCAGATGAGATGTTCACAGATTGGGAAAGGGACTGGGGCCTGCCTGACGAATGTACTCCTGACGATGTCACCATGGCACGACGGCGAGCAACACTGATATCTAAGATAACACAATTAGGTGACATGCGTCCTACGTATTACCTTTCTATAGCGCATGAGCTGGGGTACGACGCGGAGCTTTTCGAATGGCGCCCATTCATTTGTGGCCTTTCAGTGTGTGGGGATACTGACATGCTGGGGAATGAAGATGTCCGGCACGCATGGGAGTTGAATATATATGGCGTGGTTCAGTCATATTTCGAATGTAGTATTGCGGTATGCGGCGATCCGTTGGGAAGTTGGACTGAGGCGAGTGAATTGGAATGCCGCATAAATAGAACAGCGCCGGCACAAAGTACAGTGTTTTTGAACTATAAGGAGGCGAGAACGTAGCATGAAATATGTAGAACCATTAAATAGTGCCTCCTACCCGGAAAGGAATGGAGGTTATGTCGATGCCAATCCAGCTACAGGCGTAAAGGGATCCACTGTTCCAGCGGCAGCCATAGAGGATCCGCAAAGGGAAATAATAAACGCAATTTTAGCATCTGGACTAACACCTGACGCCGCCGATCTCACACAGTTATCACAGGTCTTGCGCACGCCGTGGGAGGTGGAAGCCGATACTGCTACCCGCACAGGCAACACCACAATTACCCTTATGGGTGATCAGCGGGCCAAGTATCCTATAGGCAAGAGGCTGCGCTTCAACGGCTCTGATATGTATCTTTGCCGCGTCTTTGGTACGCCGACCTATGGCAATGGTGTAACAGCAGTAACCGTCTGGTTCGACGACCTTACCCGTCAGACAGTCATTCCTACGACTATTACTAAATTGGAGCGTTCACGGCTTGTACCGCAAGACACGGCCAATGGCGCGCTGATGGTCGGAAATGACAGCATCGCAGTTCAAGACATGCTTATGGCTTCATACTGCTGCGGTGGTTACTGGTCGGATTAATAAAAAGGAGTGCGATAACAATGTCAAAACTGAGGACACTAAGCGGTGACGAGATTATAACCGTCGGGCCTGGCTTTGTCGGGCTGTTTGCGGCAGATTCTCCGCCTGAAGGCTGGTTTGCCATGAATGGTGCCGAAATATCACGGGCAGTATATTCAAAGCTATTCTCCATTATTGGTACCAAGTACGGCGTAGGGGATGGTGTAAGTACCTACAACCTACCAAATGCAGAAGACCGGTTCCCGAGATTTGCTGGCGGAGGGCTTATCGTTGGCGAAAAACAGGAGGATGCGATTAGAAATATTTATGGGTATCTACATAATATAATCTCTACCGGGAGCCCTTCTCCATCTGGAGTGTTTGCATCAAGCAAGAGTGATTTTACATACGAAATCCCGGGAGGTCCGTCTCAATTGAGAGAAACATTTATTCTTGATGTAAGTACGGTAGTTCCCACCGCCACCGAAAACCGCCCCAAGGCCATTGCCTTTCTTGCCTGTATCAAATACTAGTGTAACCGTATAAATAACCAACAAAAAGGAGAGACTATACATGACCAACTACAAAACAGCTTACAGCTACAACTCTGAAACCGGCGAATATATTGGCGAATCTAAAGCTTGGGAAAGCCCGCTGGAACCAGGCATCTATCATCTGCCCGCGAATGCTACACTCACAATGCCGCCAACAGGGGGAGATAAAGAAGCCGCATGCTGGAATAAAGCGGAGGACAAGTGGGAATTCAAGCCCGACTACCGTGGTTCAGTATTTTGGAACAAGGTTACGCGGGAGAAGGTGGAGATAAAAGAGCTTGGAATATCGCCGACGCTGGACCAAACGGATCTGGAGCCTAACGATCCTGAAGCTGAATGGGACGGATCTGCATGGGTAGTGCCATTCCATGTCCTCAAAGAGAGAAAACTCCGTGAGGTAACTAGTTCGTTTAACTCCTATGTGGCTGGCAGTGTAGAAACAAGTCTTGGCTATGTAATGCAGTTCAACGAGAGTGATTCACTAAAGATCGAGGGCAGTCTAAAACTCATGGAGGCGCGCGGAGAAACTGTCGGTTATCTCACCGACGCCAACGATGTTACCTATTTAAATATACCCATCAACGATATCAGAATTGTGCAGCTGGATATGCTCGCCGCCTATCGTGCCGCCCATGCGCGCAAGCAGCAGCTTCGTGCGGAAATAGAGGCGGCTGAAGATACAGCGGCACTTGAAATAATATCAATAACTTGGGGGAATGATTAGAATGCATAAAATGATAAATTTCAGTCAGCGTAAACGGGGGGGGGGGTATTTGTAATACAAATACAACCTGTAAACTTTTTATCTCCAAGTCGGAGGCGGCTTAAATGGCAGCCCCAACCCTTAGATTACCTGGAATGTCAGAGTCATTGGTCATGAGCGGGCGCGTCGGTGACATCATTATGCGTATTACGGACACGCCGCCCAAACATACGCTCGAATGCAACGGTGCGGCGGTGAGCAGAGAGGCATATGCCAAACTCTTCACTGAAATAGGCACCAGTCAGGGAACCGGCGACGGCGCAACGACCTTCAACCTGCCAGACATGCGGAATATATGGGTTAAAGGAAACGGAGATAACGCAGTAGGGACGAATATTCAGGAAGGATTACCGAATATTTCTGGAATTATTGCAAGCAGAAGTTACACAATCTCCAATGGAAATATGATATGGGCGATGAATGGAGCCTTTTATGATCTTCCATTTATCAACGAGGGCGATGGTGCCCATGTTGCCGGCACTAATGAAAAACCTGGATTCGATAGAGTTGGTTTTTCTGCTGCTAATTCCAATTCCATATATGGGGCCAGTGATCATGTCACCCCCGCAAGCATGATTGTAATGTTCTGCATAATTTATGAATAATAGGAGGAAGACAAAATGATTGAGTATACATTATGTATGTATAACGGGGGGGGGGTACACTGTAAATGTGTAACCACTCTGTATGGAGGAGTGAAGTAGATGAGCTACGGCACACTTCGCCTCCCTGGAGGGGGCCAGCAAGTAGTGAGCGGTGAAATAGGCGAATACGTATATCTTGCTCACGACACAGTCCCAGTGCACTGCCTAGCCTGTAACGGGGCAGCTGTATCGCGGTTGGTTTATGCCAAGCTCTTTGCAAAGATCGGCACCCGCTACGGAATCGGTGACGGCAATACAACATTCAACCTGCCGGATGCTCGCGGAGTAGTCTCGCGCGGGGTAGATAACGGACGAGGGCTTGACCCCGACAGGGTGTTGGGTAGCTATCAAGAAGACGCGATACGAAATATTACAGGAAAAATAGAGTTTAGGCCGAGTGATAGCGAAAGTGATTGTATTTTTGGAGAAGCCAGTGATGTTTTTCTCGGAAATAAAGGGACTGGTGTAGGACAGGCTGGATCTGGATATAAAGTGGTGGGGCTGTCTAAGATGACAGATAAGGTCACATTTGATGCTTCCCGCGTAGTACCGATAGCCACAGAAAATCGCATGAAGAATCTTGCCGTGTTTGTCTGTATTGTCTACGAATAATGTTAGACGGGATGTAGTCATTGGACTTCATTTTTTGGAGGTAAAACATGTTTGAAATATCGCTATGTATTCTGGCCGTTGTGTCTGCTATAGGGACGGCGGCCTGTTTCTGCGTGTGTGTATTCTCTTCTCGATTGTCTCGGAAGGAGGAAGAAAACAAGAATAATGAACTTTAAAGAATTTTATGCATTAGCGCAGGAATATTTGGAGATCAACGCCTTCGCGTTTGCTTGCCAGTCATCTCTAGAGACCGGCAACTGGACAAGTAAGCTTTGGCGCGAAGCGTTCAACGGTGCCGGCATTAAAGCGGGAAAATCATGGACTGGTGCAGTTTACGTGGTTGTATCATCAGAGCAGCTTTCGAGTGGCAAAATAATCCAGCAAAGCAGTGTGTTCCGAAAATATCCTGATCCTGACACTTTTATACGCGACTATGCCGCGAAGATCAAACGGAGTTATCCGCTCTGCGTACAGCGGCGAGACAACTTTATCGGCGTCTTTGATGGGCTCGTATCCGGGCCATTCAAATGGGCAACAGACCAAAAATACTTTGGAAAGCTTCTTAGTATGGCAATTAAGAAGGCTCCGGAAATCTTTGGAGCATCAGCGCATGGAAAGCTGCAAACAGCGCTTGATTACGCAATAAACCTCGATATGTTATCACAAGCAAACATTGCGATCGCTATAAATCTGATAAGGAGACTCTAAAATGAAAATAATATGCTTGGATGCTGGGCATGGTGGCAAAGACCCCGGCGCTTCCTATGGAGGTGTAGCTGAAAAGGACATTGCGCTCAAAGTTGTAAAACTGATCGGCGAAGCCTTGGAAAATCGTGCGCTCGTGTACTATACACGCACCGGTGATACTTATCCCGAATTATCTGAGCGCTGCAGACGTGCAAACTCAGTAAAAGCCGACTTGTTTGTAAGTATTCATTGCAACAGCGCTGCTAACGCACAGGCGACTGGATTTGAAGTCTGGACATCCAATGGGCAAACGAAAAGTGACCCAATCGCTACAAAGATTTATAACAGCGTTAAGGATGTTTTTCCGGGTGCAAAATACCGCTCCGATATGAGAGACGGAGATCCAGACAAAGAAGCTGATTATTACGTACTGTGCAATACTACGATGCCAGCTGTCCTTGTAGAGCTGGGATTTATAAGCAACGCTGTTGACCGTGCGAACTTGACAAACTCTGTCTGGCAACGCAAGATGGCGCAGACGATAGCGGCGGCAATAGTATAAGGGGGGTATGGCCGTGTTAAAAGAAAATAACTGGATAATAGTTGTTTTGATCGCTCTTTCTGGCTCTATCGTAAGCTATATCCGCAAGCACAGAAGTGAGAAGTTTGTCATTCGGAAGTTCGCCGATGGGATGATCGTCGCGGCCTTTGCTGGTGTAATCACTTCCTGTGTTTGTCGCGGTCTCCATGTAGAGCCAATGCTCTCCTCCGCTGCAGTAGCCATTGCCGGGTATTGCGGTGGGTCTCTCCTTGATGCCACTGAAAAAAGTATTATTTCCCTGGTGGAAGACGGCTTTACAAAGCTGGCTGGGATTGGCACCAAAAGGGATGATTAAAGTGTGGACTCAAATAAATATTAAGATTCATACGATTGTCTGTCTGATAAAAAAGCCGCTGCTTGATATGGCGAGTACCTGCTATGAAGATCAGAGATATGAAGTCATGTCGCTCCCTCGGCTGGCCTTTTTTATATCCATATGGCTGATGGTTGTTGCCACGGTAGCAGAGCAGTTTTTTGGCCATCCGTTTAGCCATTATGGCGAGCTCGTGGTCTTTGTTGGCACAAGCGCAGCCTCCTATGTGGGCAAAAAATTTACAGATAGAGACCGGGGGATGGAAGCGGGGGCGCGTGATGAATAGCCGCTGTAAATCCTGTATATTGTTGTTGGCTGCTATTGTGACCGTAATTTGTGGCATCAAGATGTGGAATATTATCCATGCCCGACCGTATAACGAGGCGACTGGGCCTCCGACTGTGGAGATTATGAGCACTGACATGACCGTAGAGACAATAAAAACGCTAACCTCTGTTATTCAGCAGAGACAGGACAGGCTGCCGGAGGTGGTCAAAAATGCGAGAAAAGATGCGCGGTCTAGTATTGACGTTCTCCGTGGTGATGCTCTTGCTGATGCTTGGAACACCCGCATCGAGCAATATCGAAGAGATTCATCTGCGGCCGCGGGGCTATGAGCTTGATACTCCGGCCTATATTGTGTCGCCGCGTAACGCACGAGACACACTTGCGTTGATCGCGGAGCAAGACGCCGAGCTCAAAGCGTTGCGAGAACATATTACTAGACAGGGCGAAGATATACGAGCCCTCAACTACGACATTACGCAGATAGAAGAAAACGTAGGTCTAGAGCGTGCTGCGTGGACTCAGAAAAATGCCACGCTGGCGAAAGAGGTCAGGCGTCTTCACTCACCGTGGGCGCTTGGATTCTTCGGTGGTTACGATCCCATCCGCAGGGAGGGCACCGTTGGGATGGGGCTTGTTTTCTCGATCATGCGATTTTAGGGGCGGGGTTTGGCTCCGCCCTTTTACAAGTTAATTGTAACCTTTGGTTTCTTTGGTACCTTTCTTCCCGTTCTAACAGCGTCTAAATAGTCGGCCCACCATTGCATCATCTTTATACGCTGAGGCATATACATAGAGCGATTATATGCCCGGCGTATCTTATTTTTGTCAATATGCGCCAGCTGGGCTTCAATCACATCAGCTGGCCATTCATAGCTGTTCAATGTGGTAGAAGCCATGGCACGGAAGCCATGGGCGGTCATTTCCTCTTTAGCATATCCCATTACTCGGAGGGCAACACGAATAGTACCATCACTAATTGGCCTTCCATTATTACGAAGGGAAGGAAATAGCCACTGTTTGTTGCCGGAAATTCCCTGTAGCTCTTTTAGAATATCGATAGTTTGCTTGGATAAAGGAACGATATGTTCACGTTTCATCTTTGTTCTTTCTGCAGGAATACACCATTCCCGATTATCTAGGTTAAATTCCTCCCATCTTGATTCGCGAACTTCACTTGGACGGCAAAAGGTGAAAGCAGATATTTTCATAGCAATTTTAACAAGTTCGCCGTCATAACTATATATTTTCTGCAGCAAGGCACCTATTTGTGCATCGCCAGTTATAGCTGCATAGTGAACCTCTGGCGGTGATTGCAAGGCCTTGGAGATTGAGGCTGCGGGATTTATTTTGATTAGATCGGAGGCGATCGCGTAATCGAAAATTTGCGAAATGAATTGGCGCACACGTGCAGCAGCTGATAGGTATCCATCATCGGCGATAGCCTGGCATATGGACAGTATCATGCCGGGCGTGATTTCTTCCAATGGCAGGCTCTTTAGTTTAGGCAGTATATGCTTGTTCAAACTCATATTTATACAGCGCGAATAGGACGGAGCTTTAGTAGGCAATACCATCTTGTCCATCCATTCTTTAGCTATGTCTCCAAAGGCAGCAGACTTAGACTTTAAGGTAAGAGGGTTTTTTCGTGTTTCGTAGTTGAGTTCTCTGGCCTTTTTTAAGTTTATCTCAGGGTAGGTGCCTAGCCCACGCCGTTTCTCCTTTCCGTCAATCCAGATCCGTGCAACCCAAAACTTACCTCCGTTAGGGCGCACATCCAGAATAAGCCCTCTGCCGTCAGAAAGAGAGTAGGCCTTTTCTTTTGGTTTCGCATTTTTTATTTCAAATTCAGTCAGGGACAC